GATAATTTGGTTTTTAGGTACCCAAAAAGAGTTTAGTGAATCAGATTCTATTACTTTACCCCAAACATGATAAGCTTTCTCAGTTTCACTAAGTAATTTTTCAATCCAAATAGTCTTAGGTGGGGATTGTAAAAATTTTGTAGACATATATTCTTTTGCTAGATAGTCGTCTATTTCCATCCACAACCTTACAACTTTAGGTTTTTCACTATAATTTTTATTAATATAGTCTGCTTGTGAACGTGTAAGTGTAAATGTTTTACTATTAAGCATATTGTTTTTGAGGCCTATAATGTAGTTATTGGCCCCACTATAATCAGCTAATAAATTCTTAGCTTTAATTTCTGGTGGGAAATTTTCCATATTAAAAATATAATAAAAAGAGAAAAGAAAGACAAATTGTATTTATAATAAAAGGATACATTAATATGGCAAATAAAAAAATACCAATTACAAGGATATCAAAATTCTTTGGTTCCGAAGATTTTGACCTCGAGCAAAATATGGGAATGGAGTGGTTACACGGTGACATGCATTTTACCTTGGTGTTATTTAGGGTGGATTCAAAGCTGTCAGACGTAGATGATGTTTATGGAGAAGCTGGGCCTGAAGAAATTAGATACAAACCACCAGTAGAGTTTAATGCTTATGTTAAAATAGATGAACCACGATTAGATAGTTACGCTAATGGTTTGGTTAAAGATTTGGAACCGGGTAATATGACACTAGGTGTTTACTTAAAACATTTAGTTGAGTTGGGTATCGACATTAATTATGGTGATTATATAGGTTATCCAGAAAAAGAAGATAAGATGAGGTATTATAATGTAACTAATGACGGAAGAGTAACTTCAGATAATAAACACACAATAGGTGGGTATAAGGCTTTCTATAGGACAATTACATGTTCTTATGTAAGTCCAAACGAATTTAAAGGAATATAATGTCATTACCTAAAAAAATAAAAAAGAATTTAAATATTGCTCCTAGACCAATACAAGCACACTACCCACAAGGATATAATGGTGTTGAGGTCCCTAATAGAAGAAAAGAGTTGTTTGATTTAATTAGTGATGATGGTACGTTTTTACCAAAATCTTTATTACACGCTGATTTGGATAGGGGTATGTTAGATTTTGTACAAAATGAATTACAAACGGTAAGTAATGGTAAAAAAATAAATGTTATAGATAGAATATTAACGTTACAAAGATGGGCAGAGTTTTCACAGACGTGGCAATTTAGTACTTCAGATAAAAACGTAGATTTACCTTTTGTGGTTGTGGTTAGAAATCCAGATGTACAATATGGTACTAACCCAGCTTTACAATACACAATACCTGATAGAAAACAATTTCATTATGCAAAAGTACCTACTTGGGACGGTAATAGAAAAGGATATGATGTATACACAATACCTCAACCAGTACCTGTGGATATTATATATGATGTAAAAATAGTATGTAATAGGATGCGTGAGTTGAATACATTCAATAAAATAACACTACAAAAGTTTACATCTAGACAAGCTTATACTTTTGTAAAAGGACACTACATTCCAATAGTCATGCAATCGATAGGTGATGAAAGTAAAATAGACACAGAAGACAGAAGATACTACCAACAAAGTTACCAATTCCAATTACAAGGGTTTTTATTAGACGAAGAAGAGTTTGAGGTTAAACCGGCAATTAATAGAAGTTTGGTTTTATATGGTTTTGATGAACAAAATAGAAAAAGAGAAAAAAAGAATTTAGGGGAAGAGAATCCAGATAGGGTTAGGACTGTTATTGATTTTGATGCTGGAACCACAGTAAAGACGATACAATATGTTTATAAAAATGATATTACTGTTATGAGAACTAGTAATATTGATGGAATCACATTTATTATTAATGGGGTTATTTTGGATACCCCAATTCAAGTAAAAGGTGGTGACACATTAACAATAGCAATAACTAAAACAAATCCAGGGGCGTCATCAAAATTAATTATACAAGAAAGATTGGTTAGATAGTTATTCCATGTATATTCCCTTATTAGGTTTACACTTCTCAATTATTAATCGTTCAACAAAAGCAAACATCTTTAGTCCATTATTTTTACAGTATTCTTTTAGTAATTTATGCGACTCTAAACTAATCTTAAGATTTTTAATTTTTTGTTTTTTACTTTGTGAAGACATAGGGTAAGGGTTTTTACTATAAATAAGGTATTGTATGAAAAAAGTATGAATAATTTCATACAACAATAAAATTATCCCCTTTTACTACGTAACTTTTGTGATTACCTGATGTATTTATAGTAAACGAAAATAAATAATTTTTTAAAAAATAATATAAAATGGCAGACGGTAATAAGGTATTTGTTTCTCCTGGGGTATACACATCAGAGAAAGATTTAACATTTGTAGCACAAAGTGTTGGTGTTACAACATTAGGTTTGGTTGGTGAAACTTTAAAAGGGCCAGCCTTTGAACCAATATATATTTCATCTTATGATGACTTTGTAACTAGATTCGGTGGAACATCACCAGAATTATATGTGGATTCTCAAATCCCTAAGTATGAGTTGGGGTATATCGCAAAATCATATTTAAGTCAATCCAATCAATTGTTCGTAACAAGAGTATTGGGTCTTAGTGGTTATGATGCGGGCCCTTCTTGGTCAGTACAAACAATAGGTCAATTAGAACCATCAGGTCTTGAGCATTCTTATTCTGCTTTAACTTCTTCTTCAGGAACTACAGTACCATTTTTTATACCACTTACTGGTGATAGTTATTATTCTGGTACAACAGTTGGTTCCGATGCTTTTACAAGTGCTGCCCTCACAACACCGTTCTGGACAAGTATACCTTCAGAATTAACAGGTATTGATTTTGGTTCTTGGTCAGAAACAGGACAAACTATTACATTAAATGACGGTACAACACTTTCTTCATTTAATCAATCATTTTTAAATTGGGCACAGTCCGCTATAATACTTAGTAGTGATACCCAATTTAACGACGCTTTATCTTCTGGTGATACTGGTGGGTGTACATATGGGGTGGACCCATGTATACCAGTAGCCTTAGATGGTAGTATATATCAGTATGGTTGTATACCAGAATATTTAACTAATACAGCAACTGGTCTAACAACAGACTCACTATCAGCTTTTACATTTGCAAACTCAACAACAGGAACTAGTTCTAGTGTGAGTAACATACTATCAACTAATTGTGGTGACCTAACTTCTTATGAAAACGACCCTTGGTATTACGGATTATTTGAGTATACGGGAAGTACTTCATGTTGTACTGGTACAACATACAGTGGATTATCATACCAATTATACGCAAGTGGTTATACCTCAGGACTTGGAGAGCCGATGGAACAAGCAACTGGTACAACTTTTGATAGTACTGGTGGTACAATTGTTGTTTTATCTGGATACGCTGTTTTTGACATCATAAATTATCAAGGAGTAACAGCTAATACTGAGTGGGATGGTATGGATATTCTAACATTTAGGTCTAGAGGTTTAAGTTCTCTAGGTAGTGGTGGTCCAGTTTACGCGATAAGTGCTGATACAGTAGGTAATTTAGAATTTGATTGTAGTGGAGCTTATGAAGCGGTACTTGAAGACCCATTTGCTACGTTTGGAATTAGTGCAAGAACTGACGAAGGTAATGTTTATACTTTTGAAACTTCTATGTCTAATACAGCTCAGAATTTTGCACCGAGAGTATTCGGTAGAAGTCCTTTTGATAAAAAACAAGTTGACGTACCTGTTTTTGTTGAGGAGGCTTACCCAACAATACTTAATATTGGTAGAAAATTAGGTAAAGTTAGGGGGTTACAGTGTTGTTTACAATATCTACCGGCAGCGAGAGAAACGGTTAACACAAATACTATAGCTTGGTACATGAATCAATGGGAAACACCTGAAACACCTTACGTAGTATCTGAATTACAAGGTAGTGATGTGTTTAGATTATTTAAATTTGTTTCTATATCTGATGGTACAGCAGCAAATAGAGAATATAAAGTTTCTATAGTTAATCTTTCGTTTGAAAGAGCTGAATTTGATATAATTGTAAGAGATTTCTATGATACTGACGCAAATCCAGTTGTATTAGAGAAATTTACTAGATGTAGTCTAGACCCAACTAAGGTATCTTTCGTTGGTAGAAAAATAGGTACTTCTACTGGTGAATTCGAGTTAAGGTCCAAATATACCATGTTATACCCAACAGAAGCTTTACTAGATGGTACATACACTGGTTCTTTACCAGCTGGTTTTGAGGGTTACAGATTTAGAAGATATGGTAATTGTGGTGTAAACCCAAAAATAGTATACAAAACAAAATACTTAAACCCAGGTGAAATAGTATTTGACCCACCTTATGGTTCAACTACTGGTAATAATGTAATAAGAAGTGGTGGTGACAAAGTTAGTAAAGTTTACTTAGGTGTTTCTAATAGTACAGGAGCTGGATATGACGCAGATTTCTTTGACTTTAAAGGATATTTACCACCGACAAACATTTGTACAGGAACTGCTGGTTCACAATGGGATGTGATAACTAAAGGATTCCATATGGATTCTGGAGCTACAGTAGTGATAGGTGGTGTAGGGACTTATTTAAACTGGTCATCTACAACATTAAATGGTGAATCTATTTTTGATGTAGGTGCTGGACAATTTAATACAGAACCTACATTAAGTACTGAACCTTATAAATCGTTGAGGTCACGTAAATTTACAATAGCACCTCATGGTGGTTTTGATGGGTTTGACATTTATAGAAAAACTAGGTCTAATACTGACGACTATAGAATGGGACTTACAGGTTTCTTAAACGGAGCTTGTACTAGTGCAGATTTCCCTACAGCAACTGGAGATGGTTCATTTAAAAAACTTAACACAACAGAAGCTAATACAGATTATTTCGCTTACCTAAGAGGTATAAATGAATTTAGTAATCCAGAATCTGTAGATATTAATGTATTTGCAACACCGGGAATTGACTACGTGGATAATTTAGGTTTAGTAAATGAGTCTATAGATATGGTAGAAACTGATAGAGCTGATTCATTATATATAACAACAACACCAGATTACAACATGTTTGTAACAACAAATTCTGACCCAGCAAATCAAGTAACACCTGATGAAGCGGTAGATAATGTAGAAGATTCTTTAATAGACTCTAACTATACAGCGACTTACTATCCTTGGGTTCAGATTAGAGACGCAGCAAATAACAAACAACTCTACATACCACCAACAGCAGAGGTTAT